CGAGTTAATATTTCAAAAGCATCAAATATAGCTAATTTCTTTGTTGCTGCAGCATTTTTTAATCTATCTGCTGTTATATCATCTCCACTATCAACAATAGGTTCTTTAGCAACTTTAACTAACTCCTCAACTGCTTTGTAACCAGCTTGGATTATATTCTTTTTCTTTTCCTTGATATTCATATTTAATTTCAATAAATTTATTATTCACTCGATAAAGCCTATTATTATTTATAATAAACTCATATTCTCCAGCTGGATTATATCCTACTAATTCTCCTTTTTTGAAACTACCATCAGAATACTTTATAATACCTATTTGCTTAGCTTCTAAACCAACTTCATTTTGTATTGGTTTAATAAACGAATATCCTTTTAAAGCTTTCCACTTATTGTTACATGAGCACTTTTTGTATGCAAAGATTTGATCTAAACTTACTTTATATAAATCTTCTGATATAAAATTACTAGAATTCTTTTCTTGACCTCTAGCATTGTGCCATCTTCTAAAAACGTTATGATGAACTATAATCTCATAACCCTCTTTTATTTCAGTTTCAAACTCAGCTGGTAAACCTACAACTATAGCTTCTCTACTTATATACTTATGATCGAATATTTCAGAGTTTAAAATTAATTCTTTATCTCCTATCTTTTTAGTATTATTGTATCGCTTCGCTTTAGGTTTTATTAAAAAATAAAACGTGCTCTTCATTAATACTCTAGATTATATTCAACTGATATAGCCATGTTTTTGTTAAAATCTTTCCAAGGCATTACATCATCTTTTTTTGATATAAAAACACTATATTTATCGTCATTTTCTACGATATCGCATATTGTATGTCCACCATACACTTCTTGTCCTACGGAATAATGCATCGCTTCATTTTTATAGTCTCTACCGATACTAATTTTTCTTATTAACTTCGCCATCTTCTGCAGGTTTTATAGATCCATCGGTAATATCAATATTAACATTACCATATTTTTCTTTTAAATTATTTTGTTTTTCACTTAATTTATCTCTAAATTTAAGCGCAGCACCTATCATTTGTGCCTTTTGTACTTCTATACTACCTAAATCCATTTGAATGTTATTGATTGCTTTAACTGTTCCTTGTAACTCAATAAGTTCTTCTTGTGTTATTTTAGTAGGTTTTATTTTATTTTTTGCCATTTTATTAAATTTTAATTCACTTTTATATTATCACGCAATTGTCACGCTTTTTAATGTTTTTTATTTTTTAACTGCTTTCTTTTTATTTACTACAATAAACCAGTTTTTATATTTATCTCTTTTTGTACATATATAATCGAGATATTTATCAACTTTTTCTCTCCAATCTTTATCTACTTTTGGATTTATAATACCAGATTTTGGACTAGAAAAACACTTATTTATAAATTCTTTTATCCTATGTTGATTATCAAACAAATAATTATTTATACAAGCAAATGAACCTTGTTGTATACTATTCCAAGTATCTATTGGTGATATTGTTTTACCTAAAACCGCAGCATAAATAGCACTTTCACTAATATGAGTTGTGTAGACATGTTTTGCTTTTTGTAAATAATGATACATATCTACATCTCTAGGTAATATGTTTTCTTCACCAAAAAAATCCTTTAATTCACCAATAATTTGATGTGTTGTAATGGGATGTGGTTTAAAATATACGTTATTACCGTGAGATTTTGATATTTGTTTTAATCTATTCAAACAAACATTAGTTTTAACTTTATTTGAACCTGGTAATACTACTAAATAATCTTTTGGAGGATATTTCTCAAATGATTCTTTTCTACCTTGATATTTATTAGCATTTTTAGATAAAATATTTTCTACCAAATGATCTGTCCAATCATCTACGTCCTTAACATCATCATGCCAAGCATCTAACATCTGCTCATTTCTAAGCTTAGTGTTTAATGGCTGCATGTAAAAATTAGTTGCGAACTCAGTATAAGCCATAGTTTTAAAGTAAGGCATTTCGTCAGCCATTACGTCGTAACTAGTTTCTAAACCTAGTTCACTACACTTTCTTATTAAATAACCTTCAACTGGTTCTAAGTCGTATAGTTTTTTATTCTTCTTGAGTGGTCCGATTCTACCGTCCAGCTCTTTTTTATTAAACATTTGCATATTATTAAATTTAATTGTTATTACTATATATTATCACACATTTTTTGTGTTTTCTACTTATGCCATGCTAGTTTCACCATCAAGTGGTTCTCTATTTGTGAAATCTTGTCTTTCTGTAGAATAATCTTTTACATATGCTCCACTATACCACCACCTAGTTGTATTCACTGTAGTAGTTGTAGTATATGCTGTTGTTGTGGTTGTACTTGTGTTAAATGCTGTTGTAGTACTTTTACTAGTAGACCACGAAGTAGAAGTTGATTTACTTGTAGTCCAAGTCGTCGAAGTACCTTTATTAGTAGACCACGTGGTAGTATATGCTGTTGTTGTTGATGTTTGTGTGTTATATGTTGTTGTAGTACTAGTACTAGTGTTATAAGCAGTTGTAGTACTCTTGCTCGTTGATACAACAGTTGATGTTGCTTTTGATGTTAATGTACTAGTATTAAATACAGTGCTTGTTGCTGTGGTTGTATTATATACTGTATTAGTGTTTTTACTTGTACTAACCACGGTGCTAGTACTAGTATTATATGTTGTAGTAGTATTAGTAGACGTGTTAAACGTGGTTGTTGTAGCAGTTGTTGTATTAAATGTTGTTGTGGTACTTTTACTTGTCTCATACGTTGTAGTTGTACTCTTAGTGGTTTCTACCACTGTACTAGTAGAAGTATTATAAGTAGTTGTGGTACTTTTTGTTGTATTATATGTTGTGTCTGTACTTCTATTTGTATTATAAACTGTAGTTGTTGTTGTAGAGGTATTATATGCCGTAGTAGTATTCCTACTTTCCCCGGTACTTCTTGAAGTTCCGTATGTTGTTGTTGTATTATAAGAAGTTGTTGTATTTCTACTTTCACCTGTTCCATGGGATGTACCATAGGTCGTCGTAGTGTTAAAACTCGTCGTAGTATTGTAAGTCGTGGTTGTATTAAACGACGTTGATGTACTTCTACTAGTATTTGGCATCTTAACTTATTGTTTCACCTGATATTGGTATTATTATTTTACCACCAGATTTTAAATTATTTGTATAATTAT